CCATCCTGCACCTCATACCGGCCACGGTTAGACAAACTACGGCGTCCCTGCGCGGTGTCCAACGTGACGTGGTCGCAATGCGGGCATTGATGCCTTACGCTGGCAAAGGGCATTTCCGAGATCGAAAAATGCTGTGGTGCTACTGACTACGAAGACGTGGAGGATGAACTGGAAGAAGCCGTCAAAGCCAACGTGCGCGGCATCTGGCTTGAAATTGATTCACCCGGTGGGGCTTGCACTGGGAACAGTGAGGTCGCTGATATGCTTCAGAGCATTTCTGCCAAGATTCCGACTCTGGCATGGACCGATGGAATGGCTTGCAGCGCAGCCTATAACATTGCATGCAGTGCTCGCGAAATATGGGCCTCGCCTAGTGCGACGCTTGGCAGCATTGGCGCCATCATTCCGTGGGTGGATCAGTCCGCGATGTGGGCCGATGAGGGCCTTGAGTGGGCTCCAATCACCAACACAGAAGGCGATTTGAAGGGCGCCATGTCAGGTCCTTCGCTTACCGCAGCGCAAGCCGCATCACTTCAGGAGCTGGTGCAGGACAACTTTAACCTGTTTAAGGCTAACGTATTGCGAAACCGCAGTGTCGCACCTGAGTCAATGCGTGGGCAATGCTTCCTAGCAGGTCGCGCTTTGCAGAATAAGCTCATTGACAAAGTGAGCACGGAAGAGTTAGCTTATGGTCGTCTGTTGTCATTGTTGATGTAGTTTCATAGTGTTCGACGCCCGCAGGGTTAATCCTCTGCGGGCGTTTTGCTTTTTATGCTTAGGGGTATATGGATCGCCCCGATACTCTAGCCTCCGCGCTCGAAGCGCTGGACGCTGCACGCGCTGATGTGGCCGCGCTAAACGCATTGGCCGCAGAACACAAATCGGTCGTCGAAGCGCTTACTGCTTTGACTGCTGACAACGAAACTTTGAAGGCCTCAGCCGCCGCTCAACTCGCGCAGATTAGCGAGCTGACTCTGGCGCTTGAAGCCGCTCAGGCATCCGCCGAGCACAAAGCAAACGCAGTAATCGCCAACCTCGGCGTCCCTGCCGTGCCGGTGACGCCAGAAGCGCCCGCGCCGAAAACTTCTGACGAGTTGTGGGCTGAATACAACAACTTGCCGATCGAAGCTCGCAACGAATTTTACGCGAAGAATCGCGCAACACTCAGCAAGTAGTAACCCCAACCAAACCCAAATCAAATGAGCAATACAATCGCTGGGGTGAACCTGGCACAAATCGCCCAGGAATCACTTCCTTCCCTTCAAGCGCTGTTCGCGCCTCTCAATGCAGTCACGACTGATTTCTCTGTTGAAATTGCTGATCGTGGCGCGTCCATTACGACCCGTTACCCTGTCAACGTTACGGCTCAAGACCTCAGCCTCGGATTCATCCGCACTGGCGTTGAGACTGTCGCAAAAACGATCAGCCTCACAAACTACCCCGGGTTTGTCTATGGCTTCAACGACCTCGAAAGGTCAAAGTCTTCGATCAATCTGAACGATCTTTTCATCAATCCAGCAATGACCGCTCTCGGTAAGTCCGTGTTTGGCACTGTGTGGAACTTGGTGACCTCCAGTAACTTCGATTCCGTCGGGATCAACTCCGGCAACTTCGATCGTTCTGACCTCGCCGACCTCTCCGCTCGTTTGACGAGTCAGGGAATGCCGACCGAAGGCCGTGCGGTTCTGTTGAATCCTGTTTATTTCGCTTCTCTCGTGAAATCGTTGAACTCTGCTGAGTTCCCCGGCTTCATCCGCGAGAAGGCTGAAGGGTTCATTCCTCGCGTGGCAGGGTTCGACGTTTATCAGTCGAGCGAGTGCGATGCTAACGGTCAGGGCCTCGGAGGCTTTGCGTTCCACAAGTCCGCGCTTCTGTTTGCTTCCCGCCGCGTGAACGCTGACGGCGCTGCTGAAATGGGTGCACAGATCGCTGACGTGGTCATTCCTCAGCTAAACCTCCCCATCCAGATGCGTCGCTTCTACGACGTCAACACGGCAGAACTCGTTTATTCCGTGGGACTTCTGTTTGGAGCAACCGCAGGCCGCGTCGAAGCTGGCGTGCGCATCGTCGCTGAATAATTAATCAACGGGGGACCGGGCTAAACACTCGGTCCCCTGTTACCATTTTTGAAAATGTCTAAAAAACTGACCATTGTCACCGTGGACTACGTTGTTGCGTGCGTCGCTGATACGTTCTCAGAAGCCCTCACTTTTTATAAGAATTTCACTGGCTCGGGAAAAGTTCAGCTTCACGTGCTCGACAGACCTGAGCGCGAAAAACGCATCAAAGCCGGTGTAATTGCGGAACCTGAGATCGAAACGCCGACGAAGAAACGCCGATGAGCGATTGGTTCTCCATAGCCGCCGATGCAACTGATCAGGCCCTCGCCATTATGGGCGAGGAGTTTGTGTATCAGGGGCAAACGTGGCGAGGGGTTATCAATCAAACAGACACGCACGAAGTGCTTGGCATTGGTGGCTTTGAGACGCATTTGATCTGCTCGATCGTTATCCAAAAGCGTGGGTTTCCTACTCCCGTAAAGGGTGAGAAAATCACCATTCAGGGATCACCGGCGCGCATCATTCGCATCGCAGAGCATCCAGTTAGCTGGACACTTTATTTGGAGGACGTGTCCCGATGAGTCTCGACTTGGCAATGTGTGAAGCCATCCGTGGCAGCTTACAAACGGCGTTTCCTGACGTGTTTGTGGGTCTTCCGCATGACCACGAGCGGATCACGATGCCGGCCATCCTGCTGAATCTTCAGGGCAACTCTCTGCTGAACTCTCCGCTTTGGACTGGCACGCTCACGATTGGCATTGGTCAACAGGCTGATGATACGACGGTGGAGCAACACATCGCATTCGTGAAGGACGTGTCGGACTTTATGGACACTCTGGAGATCGACTCCGACGTGGTGCAGATTTACGGATTTGTCAGCAAATCATCGGACAACGTGAACGAAGAGCGTCACTGGAATACTAACCTAACTTTTACCTTGGGCTACGGTCCTAAACCTTAAAACGCCATGCCTGCCACATTCGGAGTTGATTCAACATTCGGCCTAACTGCACCAGCTGGTTATCTTCAGTCTTCGGAAGAAACTGTCGAGATTGAAATTGCCACCATTAAAAACGCCATTGGACGCGTTGCTGAGGCCATTAACAAGCCTCGCAGCACCACTACCGTGAACGTGAAAACGAAGGGCACAGCAGCCCTTTCCAGCGTTTCAAGTGGCGCTGATTTTAGCGGACTGACTGTGACATCTTCCAAGTATTCGCAAACCAACGACGATTTCTCCACATCGGAAGTCACCGGCATCCTTTATCAATAATTTATGAGCACATTCGGAATCACGACAGTCACCGGGACGCTGATTGAGAGCGTTGACGTTGAGCACAAGGCCGACACCAAACAGCTCATTGACAGCGAGGGGCAACACGCTCAAGCGCGCAACGTGGATGACTCTTACACGTTTTCCGTAAAGGGAAAAGGTGAGAGGCCTGTAAACGTCGGAGTCACATCTGCATTGCCCACTGGCGTTTCTGGAAAAGCGTTCATCACTAAAACCAGCGACACGCAAACCAACGAAGACTGGCAGGGGTTCAGTTACGACGGCGTTGCTTATCCGCACGCCAGCTAAAAATAAAAAAAAGAAATATGTCACTCAAAGCCGGCCAACGCATTGATTTCGTCCGCGACGATTTGCCACCATTGAAGAGTCCAAACACCGATCTCATCGGCGCGTGGCTTAACAGCGGTGGCGAATTACTTAAAGAAGAGCCGCATTCGCAAACGGTGGAGGACACGCAGTCCGGGCCAAAGCTGGTGACGACCTGGCTGGTGAACGGTGACGTGAAAGCAGAGTTTGGATCCGAGCGGATCGACTTTGAAGAATTTCGCAAGCGGTGGCTCTCGGTGGATTGGTGCAGAGAGAACCCAGAGCATCCGATTAGCTACATGAGAGCCTTTCGCGACAACATGACGAAGCTCAAAGACTGGATCAAAACACAGAAGCCTAGCGTGCTGATTCGACGAGGAAAACGTGTGGCCGTCATTCACCCAGACCTCCCCGAAGCTCGAAAGAATCAAATCCTTGCCGAATTATGACACCCAAAAAGATCGCACACCTAAACCTTTACGACTGGCATTTTACCACTTGGGAGGTGATGATGTCTCTGAACACGTTTGAGCAATCACCAGCGCGTCAGGCCGTGGCTGCTGCATGGATGCAGTAGATGACCGCAGAGGAACTGTACCAAAAACACGCAGAAGGGGCCGTAGAACGCGAGATTGAACGCTTCCGCATGACTTTCCCTCTATCCGCACTGAACGACGTTATAGACTGGTTTACGGCGCAAACTAAACAAGTGGAGGAAAGACGCGTGGATGTCATTCCGAGATCAACATCAACGGAATCTGACGCACCAAAAAACTAATAGCGCCAGAGTTTGGGGATCACCTGATCTTCACTCTGGCTTCCAAAACTGGTTGGGCAGATGAATACCTCCGCTTCAAATTACCGCTCACGCGAATGCTCAGGCTTTATCACTGCGCGCTCTACGCAGAGGGAGCTTGGACTGTACCGCTCGGGAAGCCGAAGACTGAGGCATTGTC